TCACCTCCACCTGCGTCACCTCCTCCTGCAAGTCCACCACCTGCATCACCTCCTCCTGCATCACCACCACCAAGCGGTGGGTATGGTGGATACTGATAAATATTACAGAGGTTTTCATATATGGTACAGGAAAGACCAAATCAAAATGTAGGACCAACTAATTGGATTAAAAGAAACTTTGAATCCTTTGGTTCACATTTTAGAATTGACACATCAAATCCAGAATATGGATTTTGTGGTGGAACAGCGTCCACAATTTTATCTGAATTAAATGGTAAATCAACTTCTATAACACAGACTGAAGATGGTCAGTATCATATTCTTGTTGATGAGACTGTGACGATGGCAGGTGGAATGACAAAAAATAATGCAAAACCAAGTGTGGTTATAGTTGGTAGAGAGGGTGATGTAACAATAACTGCCACTGGTGATGGATCAGTTAAAATTCAAGCTAAAAGAATTGTTATGAATTGTACAGAAAATATGGATTTAACTACATGTAAAGCAATAAACTTAAAGGGAAATCATATTATGCTAGATGCCCCCAGTATTAATACATCTGCACAAAATCCTGGTAAATTTGTTTTACGTGATTCTTTTGCACAAACTGCATACGCAGGTTTACCATTTGATCCTAATAATGTTGCAACTATAACTGGACCATTGACTAAATCAATGACATCGCTCACTGATAAATTAAAAGAAGCAAAAATAGCGAGTAAATTAGAAGATATGACTGGTGGTTTAACAGAACAATTAAGCAATGTTGATACTTCACAATTTAGTGAGCTTGCTTCTAATATTGATACTGGTGCTATCTCAAGTTCACTAGGTAATGTAGGACAATCGATGGGTCAATTGAGTATTCCTGGTTTAGGAGGATTTGCATAATGCCAGGTTTCAATAACGGACCAGTCCCTAATCCGTATTTTGGAGATGAGAATGTAGATCATTTTACGCAAAAAGTTGAATTTGCGGATGATGTATACGTTTATGGTAAATTATATGCAGATATTGATGTATTAAGTGAAGGAAATGTAACTTTTGAGAATGACGTAACAATTAATAAGAAATTATTTGTAAGTGGAGGTATAACTGCAGAGGGTACAAGCACCTTTGATTGTTTAGTTGCTTTAGATAAATTTGATGTAGGACTTGCAGGTACTGTATTCACTGCGATTGTAGGAGAAAATTCTTGTGATAGTCTATCAAGTCCTGGTCGAGTTGGAATTGGCAGCACACAACCTGATGGTAGATTTCAGGTTGCAATTGGTGGAGAAACATTAGATCCAAGAGACCCAGTTGATCCATTCAAGTCCGTTTTTATTGTTACTGATGATGGTCTGGTCGGTATCGGCACCACTATACCAGCACAAAACTTCCAAGTCAATACAGATACAGAATCATTTGTAGTCACGGGACTAGGCACAATTGGAGTTGGAACTGCGAGTCCTGGTGATTTTGGTATTGATAATGCAAATCAAGGTATATTGAGAGCAGATTTTGATGGAAGTATTAGAGTATCAAGAAATATTTACGACTCTACAGATTCACCTGGTGGAAATGGATTCTTTCTACAGAGAGATGCGACTGGAATAAGGTGGGTATCGTTTCAACCTAATTTTTCAGAGGGTGTATTCATACAAGATGAAGGTTCTTACATACCCACAACTGGTGTAGCACAGTCATTCACAGTTCTAAACTTTAGACAAGTCAATAGTGGTGGAAATGGTGTTGATAGTGTAATACCAATACCCAATCCTAGTAATCCTACACTTATAGCTGACATACAGACACAAGATTTCTGGGGATATAATGGTGCTCAAGATATCTATAGAATGACAAAGGTTGGAATAAAAAATAATGCACCATCATATGATTTAGATATCACAGGATCATTACACGCAACAAATAATGTTCAATTTGATAGTGACTTAAATGTTAATGCAAGCACTCAACTTGGTGGAACACTTGATGTTGACGGGAACACAACGTTTAATAGCACATTAGATGCGTCCAATATAAACAATGCTTCAGTTCAGATCGATGGTGGTGTTGGTATTGTCAAGAAATTATATGTAGGTGATGTTACAACTATTGTAAAAGATACTGATAGCACTAACAAAGATACAGGAGCGTTAGTTGTTGAAGGTGGTGTTGGTATTGAAAAGAGATTAAATGTTGGTGGAAAAACAATAATTGAAAATATAACATCATCAACAACAAAAGATTCAGGAGCATTAGTTGTAGAGGGTGGAGTTGGTATAGAAGAAAATTTAAATATGGGTGGAAGTGCAGTCATAGCTGGTAGATTAGATGTTGATAACGGGCAACAATCTACATCAGTCACCACAGGTGCTGCAGTCATTGATGGTGGTGTAGGAATAGCAAAAAACTTAAATGTAGGACAAGATACAAAATTATTTGGAACTCTTGAACTAGAGTCTAGAATTGTTGATTTCTTCCAAAATAATGGTGTAGGAGTTTGTAAAACAGATTATAGATTATCATCATTTGATGTGAGTGGAGTTGGTGTTGGTGTATCGTGGAGACCATCTGGTGTTCAGACAAAGAGAACAATTTGGGTAACAAAGAATGGTTGTGATACGAATAGTGGATTATTGGAGGGTGATGCAAAGTATACGATAGGAGCTGCAGCAGCAGTTGCACAGGAGGGAGATACGATACGTGTGAGATCTGGTACTTATGTGGAAGATAATCCAGTTGGATTAAGAACTGATGTGGCGATAAATGGAGAAGATTTAAGATTAGTTTTACTGATTCCAAAAAATAAAAATAAAGATTTCTTCCATGTAAGAAGAGGTTGTTTGATTGAAAATTTGAGTTTCACAGGTGCGAATATATCTGACGATCATTCTAATTGTGGAGCAGTCGCATTCCCACCAACTCAAGCAGATGTAAATATTGGATTTACACATCAAGCTGCTACTGGATTCACTGATTTAGGTCCAGCAAATGAGGGTGCGTCTGGTAGATGGAGATCACCTTACGTGAGAAACTGCACTAACTTTATGACAAAGAGTATTGGTATGAAAATTAATGGTGATCATGCCAACGCTAATTACACAGGTACGAATGATTTAGGTCAGGATTTAAAGTCTATGGTCTGTGACTCATTTACACAATACAATGAAGCAGGTATAGGTGTATCATTATCAAATAATGCATACGCACAACTTGTTTCAATATTTACGATTGCATGTGATATTGGAATTGCTGCAACATCTGGTGGACAATGTGATTTAACAAACTCTAACTCATCATTTGGTCGTATTGGTCTATTTGCAGATGGTTTTGGTGATATAGAATTTTTTGGAACTATTAATACACCAATAATTGCTGGTGGCGATTCAATTATATCAACAGGTACTACTGATATTCTTCAGAGAACAAGAACTCCTTTTGATGGGCAAGGGACTTACTTCCATCTTGACATGAATAACTATGCCGATAGTACTTCAACTGAATTAATTACAGAACCACTTGAATTAGTTAGATCTTTGACTATTACAAATGGAGGTAATAATGGTGATTATACTTCTGCTGCACCACCAATTATAACATTAGATAGTCCACCATTAGGACCTGAAGCAGTTTTACCAGAATTTTCAGCAAATGTGAGTGCTGCTGGCACAATTACTTCAGTAGATGTGATAAACAGTGGTCGTAATTTCTTACCTACTCAAACATTAAATGTTAATATATCTGGTGGTGGTGCAGGAGCAGCGACTGTAAATATGGATCCAATATTATTCACAGTAAGTGAATCTACAAAATCATCAAATAATCTTGGTATTTCAACTGTGACATTCAATGAATTTATACCTTATCCGATATTTGCTGGAACAAAAGTTGAGTTTGTGAGATTAAGTCGTATCATTACAAGTTCACATTCATTCGAGTATATCGGTGCTGGTAATGACATAAATACAGCTAACCCATTCCAAGCAGGAAAACCAATACCTGAGAATGAGGTGGTAGCGATAAATGGTGGGCAAGTTCCGTTCACTAGCACTGATCAAAAAGGTAACTTCCGTATTGGTGACGGTTTGACAATTGACCAAACCACATCTACAATAAGAGGAAGAGATTTTAACAGAGCAATACAAGCACAACTTACTCCACTGATATTAGCATTAAATTAAGATGGCGATAGCACCAGTAAATAAATTTATTAATATTGCAGTACCTGTTTCACCTGGTAAACAGAAACTCTACGAAGTTCCTACTGGTACGTCTGCACTTTTATTATATCTCCAAGTTGCAAATGTTGGTATTGGCACTACATTTCCTAAAGTAACATTTTCACAACAAAGAACTCAAAGAAGCACTGGTAATAAAAGAGAAGTAAGAGTAATTAAGGATGTTGAAATACCACCAAATGATGCAGCGGTGATTGTTGATGGACGATTGGTTCTTGAAAAAACACCTTTAGTCATAGATAAAATTTTTGTAGAGGGAAAACAACAACAGGTAGGTATTATAACTTTTGTAGATTATCATGAACCCACAGGTATTGTAACGATTACCACAAAAGAAGCACACCCATTTAAGACAGGAGATCCCGTCACACTAGCAGGTATAGCTTTTACTTGCATACCTGGTCAAACTGGCATTACTACAAATGTTTTTCCTGATCCAATGCAATCGTATGTTGTTGAAAGTATTGATGGTGTTGTTGGTACGTCAAAGACTTTTACATCGCATATTGGTGGATCAACACCACTTGGAGTCACTGGTAAAAATTACGCACATTTTTATAATTCTGCAATCCATTATTATGAGAGATCAAAAAGATTACCCATTGAAGTTGCTACAACTTCTGGATCATTAACAAGTTCAATTAAAAAATCTTCCGAAACAGGCACAACATATGATCCTGCTACAGGTATTCTTACGGTAACGGTAACTGGACATGGATTCTCAACAGGTGATCAGATTCGTTTATTAAAAGAGGGTTTCGCATTTACTTGCACAACTGATGGAAATAGTGCTGTTAAAAAATATCCACGTAATACAGGTGAAAATCAAAATGTTGGTAAACCTGATTTTGCTTATGGTAGATTACTGGAAATAACTGTTATTAATGCAAATCAATTTTCACTATTCATAGGCACATCATCTGATGCATCTACACATACTTATGTTCAAGGACAGTCATTAGCAAATAATGTAATTAAAATAGGTTCAAGATTTGATATACAAAGAGCAATCTACTACGGTGGTGGTAATAAAGATGTGGGTTATACAAATCAAGATGAAGCAGTAATTGAAGGTAAGTTATTAAGAGCAGGAGAGTTGCTAATACAAACTCCAACCGCACATAATTTACAATCAGGAGATACAATTAGAATTATAGATAATGGATTAATATTTACATGTACGATGGATAATCGTGAAACCGAACATGCATATCCTCGTGTCACTGATCCAGCATCAGGTGCTGAATTAACTATAGGTGGTGGAAATGCAACTTCAACAAACCATCTAACCACAACTCAATTTGTTGTCAATGTCGGACCAAGTTACTCTGGTGGATTTTTTGCTCCATTAGAGATGGAACTAATTGCAAGTATTCTTGAAAATAGCACTGCGTAATTATGGTCAAGTATTTAAGTGGTAGAGTCAAAAGAACTCCGCAAGATCAACTTAAGGAGGATCGCTACGAATATCTTGGTCTTGAACAAGCAGAACCAAATTTAGCTGATCCACCCACTGCTTCTAATAGCATACCCACTGGTCAAAAATTTCAATTAATATCAATACCTGGTTTTCCTGGTAGAAGATATTGGGTGCCACTTGGCGGTGGTTTAACCCAAGGTTCGATCACTATACTTGATGAGGGAACACAAGTTAGTGGCACCAGTAGTATTACTGAACTTAATTTTGTCGGTGCTGCTGTTACTGCAGAAGCAAGTGTTCAACATCCATCTGGACATCCTGGTATTGCTGCTACTATTACAGTTATTCCAGTCACAGTTGGTGATAATCCACCTATAGGTGCTGGAGTAACAAATAATGGAGAATTGTGGTGGGAGAGTGATACTGGAGACTTATATGTTTATTATGATGATGGTAACTCATCTCAATGGGTTATGGCAAACGCTGGTGGTAGGGGAGATAAAGGTGATAAAGGTGCTCCATCTTCTGTAGCAGGACCACCAGGTCCAGCAGGTGCACCAGGACCAGCAGGTAATCCAGGTGATAAAGGTGCTACAGGTGCTCCATCTACTGTAGCAGGACCACCAGGTCCAGCAGGTTCACCAGGTTCACCAGGACCAGCAGGTTCACCAGGTTCACCAGGTCCAACAGGACCAGTACAAAAGGTCACAATTTCGGATACTGCTCCGACTTCTCCAACTCCAGCAAATGGTGAGTTATGGTGGGAGAGTGATACATTTGATCTACACATTTATTATAATGATGGAAGTTCGGCACAATGGGTTTCTGTTACATCTAATGATGCATTAAAGGGAGAAAAGGGAGAACCAGTCACAGGACCACCAGGTCCAGCAGGTCCACCAGGTCCAGCGTCCAATGTAGCGGGACCACCAGGTGCAGCAGGACCACCAGGTTCACCAGGACCAGCAGGTAGTCCAGCGTCTAATACAACATACGATTTAAGTGTACCTAATACTACAACTAAAATTAGATTAGCAGGTTCTGACTCCACAAATGATGATGTTGAATTAGTCGGTGGTGGTGATATCTCTATAACAAGAAATAATGCTAATAAACTTACAATTAGTGGGTTAAATACACAATTGAGCACAGAGGATGTGCAGGACATTGTTGGAGGCATGGTTAGTGGTAATACTGAAACGAATATAGCAGTTACTTATGATGATACAAATGGAAAATTAGATTTCGTCTCTACAGATACAGATACTAATACAGACACATTTACAGGATTAACTGATACCCCCAGTTCTTTCAGTGGTCAAGCTGGTAAAACAGTTAAGGTAAACTCTGGTGCAACTGCGTTGGAATTTACGGATCTAGGTTCAGGACCACCAGGACCAGCAGGTTCACCAGGTTCAGCAGGATCACCAGGACCAGCGGGTTCACCAGGTCCAGCAGGTTCGCCAGGTCCAGCGGGATCACCAGGTCCAGCAGGTAATCCATCTTCCGTAGCAGGACCACCAGGTCCAGCGGGATCACCAGGTTCAGCAGGACCACCAGGTCCAGCAGGTCCGCCAGGTGAATCTGGTATGGGTCTTAATACCAAAACATCAGCATATACTTTACAAATATCTGATGAACAAAAACTTATCACAACAACTGCTGCAATTACAGTTCCAAGTGGTGTATTCAGTGCATCTGATGCAGTTACGATATTTAATAATTCAGGCAGTGGTTTTTACATTTATCAAGGTTCAGGAACAACCTTATATCTTGCAGGTACAGCAACGTCAGGAGATAGATTTTTAGCAGGTAGAGGAGTTGCAACTATAATATGTGTAGGATCTAATACTTTTGCAGTTACGGGTGGAGGAGTTACTTAATGGCAGTGGTTCAACAATATCTATTTGGAAGTAATAGAGAATATTATTTTATGCACGTTGAACAGGCTGGTAAGAATAGTTTTAATAGCATGTATGCCTTTGATTCTGATGGTAAGATGTATGTTTCATTTGAAGATCTTAGACAATTAAACAATCCAACATACGCTGATAAGGGTGCTGCAATATTAAAAATTAATCCAAACAAAGCTCAAATAATTTGGCAAAAATCTCTATTTTGTGCTTTACCTGGTGGTGCAGTTCCAGTGTCTGTAGACGTAGATAGTTCTGGAAATGTCTATCATACTGGATCAATGACGGGAGAACCTTTAGATACTACTCAAGTTTTTGTACAAAAATATAATTCATCAGGAGTGCAGCAATGGATTAGGACTTATGGTCATTTCAATGCAAATCAAGGAACAACTCATTCATCAGGACAATATATTTACGATGAGTTTGATTTACCACGAATGATTTTTTGTAATGGTACATCTTCTGTCACAGTGCTTGGTAGAGAGGAAAATCCAAAGACACAGGTAAACACTTACCTTAATGAATATGCAACTTTTGTGACAATATCCAGTACAGGTTCATTATCAACAGAATGTAGTTATGCAAGGAGCACCTCAGTTCAAGGATCTGGGTATATTACATTTTTTACAAATGCAGTTCGTGACTCATCAGGTAATTTTTATGTGGTTGGTCTTCAAAATAATAGAGTAGGATATTCGGTGGGACTTGGTATTACAAATCAAAACCCTTCACGTTTAATTGTTATGAAACTCAATTCTACAGGTGTGATTCAATGGCAAAAACAATTTAGTTACATCAATTCACTTATATCAAGTGGTGGAAGTAATAGTTCAGATGGTATGATAGCAATTGATACGAGTGGAAATACTTATACTGCTCACAGGATTACAACAAGTACTTATCAAACTACTTTGATTATAAAAAGTAATTCTTCTGGAACTATACAATGGATCAGAAGATTGGGTGTTAGTTCGCCAAGTTTCAGCAACTCTAATTATCCCATAGGTATTGTTGTTGATCCTGATGATGAAAGTTATTTTTATGTTCTTCTTCAAGGTAAATTTACTGAAAATTCTTCGTGGGGAACAAACAAAATTGGATATGTATTAGTTAAATATAATTCCTCTGGGAGTATGCAATGGCAGAGAGTAATAGTGGGACAAGCAGCAAATGGTAGTGGAAGCATGACTTCAAGAAGAGATAATAATGTAGGTCACGGGAGTGGAAAATTAGGAAGTTTTTATATTCAAGATAGGGGAATAGTATTTTCTTTTTCATTGAATGATATTGGTGGTAAATATACAGTTGCTTGGATGAAATTTCCTTTAGATACATATATTGTTGGAGATTGGACGATACCCATAGGGTCTGCAAGTACAGATTTTAAATTATACATTAGAGATATGAGCACTGGGATAAACAATTACACCGTTTCCTCATATTCATTTTGGCAGAATGGTAATTTAACTAGATACAGTGGTGTTGGATCTGCACCTGGTAAAGCTCCTTATAGTCAGACTAGTTACGCTACAGGGTATGATTCAAGTCCAACAAATTCAGATGGATCTGCTTTTACAATTGAAACACCACAAAATACTATAACTGCATATCATGCAGGTGTGCATAACGAATAATGATTACAACATCAGTCACAGTTGAAGAGTATATACCAGGTGGTAATCCTGATAGAGGAGAGACACCAGGATATATTAAAACGTCTAATGTCACAGTTGAATTACCAGAAAAAGAAGAGGGTTCTGAATAAATAAAGCATGGCAGTAAATTTTCCTGATAGTCCATCATTAAATCAGAATTTCACATCAGGAGGTGTGACATTCACATGGGATGGTTCTGCATGGAAGTTAAATTCATCATCAGGAACGAAAGGAGATAAAGGAGATACTGGTGCAGGAGGAGCACCAGGACCAGCAGGACCACCAGGTAGTGAAGGGGATAAAGGAGATACTGGATCACCAGGACCAGCGGGTTCACCAGGTTCAGCAGGTCCGCCAGGTCCAGCAGGATCACCAGGACCAGCAGGTTCACCAGGTCCAGCAGGACCACCAGGCAATAATACCTCAAATACATTTCTTACATTAACAGACACACCATCATCGTATAGTGGACAGACAGGTAAAACTGTCAAAGTTAATAGTTCAGGAAATGGATTAGAATTTACGGATCTAGGTTCTGGACCACCAGGTCCAGCAGGTTCACCAGGACCAGCAGGTTCACCAGGACCAGCGGGTTCACCAGGTCCAGCAGGTTCGCCTGGTAATAATACCTCCAACACATTTCTTACACTAACGGATACCCCTAGTTCTTATAGTGGTCAAGTAGGTAAAACTGTAAAGGTTAACAGTTCAGGAAACGGATTAGAATTCACTGCTTTAGGATCAGGACCACCAGGTCCAACAGGTCCGCCAGGTTCAGCAGGTCCGCCAGGTTCTGGAGGATCACCAGGTGCAGCAGGACCACCAGGTCCAGAGGGTTCTTCGGGTACAGCAGGACCACCAGGTGCACCAGGTGCAACAGGATCGCCTGGTTCAACTGGTTCACCAGGACCTGCAGGACCACCAGGTCCAGCAGGTAATCCATCATCCGTAGCAGGACCACCAGGACCACCAGGTCCAGCAGGACCGCCAGGTGACTCTGGAATGGATGATAATGGAACATCTGGAACTTATAATTTACAAGCATCAGATGATCAAAAGTTAGTCAGAGCCAATAACACAGTAACTGTACAACCGAATATTTTTAGTGTTGCAGATGCTGTAACAGTTTATAATAGTAGTGGGAGTAATATATCTATTAATGCTGCTGGTGGTGTTACATTACGTCTTGTAGGAACTTCGGCAACTGGAAATAGAACACTTACATCAAAGGGATTGGCAACAATAGTTTGTGTTGCAAATAATGAATTTGTTATTAGTGGAGGTGGTATTAGTTAATGTCTATAATTCAGCAAGTTATGCTTAGCTTGGGTGATCATCATTTTATTGCTGAATATTCACCAGAAGATCAAAATCCTGGAGATTCACCATATCAAACTAAATATGAAAATTATTTTTTTGGATCACATTGCATTGATGATGACGGTTTTTTTTATATCTCTACCACTGCTGGAAGATCAGGAGGAACATATGGTTATCCTGCTTCACAAAGGACTAGAGCAATTGCAAAATTAACTCCTACAGGAAATATCATAACGACAAAAAAACTGGATAATATATATCGATATTTTAGTCAGATGTTTTTTGCTGATAATCATATCTATACTGTTGGATACGCATCAGCTCAAAAGAATTCTAGTGGCACCAGTATGGGTGAAGATGCTTTAGTTATGAAGTTTGATAAAAATTTAAATATAGTTTGGTATCGAACAATAGGAAATAATTCTCCTGCTCATGAATATGATTTCTTTGAGGGTTTTGGGATTGATTCATCTGGTAACATATATTGTGGTGGTAATAATTCATATCAAAATGATTTGTATGAAAACGGAACTTACACTTATGATACACGTTGGCTTGGTTCAATTGGGTTAGTAAAATATAATAGTAGTGGAACGCTACAGTGGAAAAAAAGAATACTATATGGGACTGGTTCAAGAAATTCTAACTGGGATAATGCTTGGGGTGATGGATTTACACATGTCGATTCAAATAATAATATATACGTGACTGGATATCAGTCTGGAGCTAATTTTTTATCTTCTAGTGATGGAACTCCTGATTGTGGTCGTAGAGCTGCAGCTTTTGCAATGAAACTTAATTCATCAGGGAGTGTCATCTGGGTTAAGAGGAGAAGGGCACAACAAACTGTTCAAACAGGAGGTCCCTCTAGTTATACTGGTTGTTATCATCAATATGGTCGAGGGGGTTCTAGTGGTGTTGATTCAAATGGTAATCTATATCAAGTTTATGATAATTGGCAGATGAGTTACAATGGTTATAATAATAGTATGAGTGGATATGCTGATTCCCTTGTGAAACGTAATTCATCGGGAACTGTTCAATGGGAAAGGTGTTGGTATATTGATCCATCATCACAAGGTTATTTGGGATATGGTTCTGTTAATTCTCTAACACAACAAATACTCTTTGATGCTGATGATAATGTATATGTATGCATGAGACAGGGCAAAACTAGTGATTATGATCGTCCGACTCTTATCTTCAAATGGAATTCTTCAGGCACTCTCCAATGGGCACGAAGAATAACCAGAACTAATCTCCTCTCTGATTCATGGCTTCCTTATCCTAGAGGATTTAAAATCGATCCTGTAAAAAAATATTTGACTGTAACTGGTTACATAAAAGATCCTGCTGATACAACAGGAACTGGAGCAACTTTATTACGTGGTTTTCTACTTAAACTTCCATTAGATGGATCAAAAACAGGAACTTACGGTAATTGGACATACGCTGCTGAAAATGATTTTACTTTTAGTCAAACGTTTCTTGGAAATTCTATAACTGGTGTTGATGTATCATCTAATTTAACAACATATAATAGTAATATGGTGGATAATAGACATACACTCGCTGTAAATGCAATTTCGATGGGCACAGGAGCAGTGGGTATCGCTACAGGTATAAAAGTTTCTGAGAATATTCCATGACTTATAAATTGTTAATAAGAAATAAAACATATCCTGGTAATTGGGAAGTGTGTGTGATAGATTCTGATAATATTGAGGACATGACCTATGATAAATGTTCTTGGTGTTGGAGGTACCTTGTTTATGATAATGATGTAAATCCAAAAATGTTGAGGATTGTTAAAAATGATTTTGATTTTTCTATATTCAATCCTCCAATTGAAATTGTCGATGGTATTGATCCAGAATAAATAAGAACATGGCAATAGATTTTCCAAATAATCCAAATAGTGGTGACGTTCACTCAGTCGGAGGTGCTTCTTGGAAGTATAATGGATATGCATGGACAAGAATACCTGATCCTGGTGCAAAAGGAGAACCAGGTGATAAAGGTGCAGAGGGTGATAAAGGAGATACGGGACAAGATGGAAATCCTGGCGATAAAGGTGAAAAGGGAGAGAAAGGTCAGAAGGGTGATAAAGGTATCAAGGGAGAGAAAGGGCAGAAAGGTGAGATAGGTGATAAGGGTACACAAGGAGAAAAGGCAGGTTTAGTTTATCAATTTTCTAATGCCACATCAATGGTTGATCCAGGCATTGGTAAGTTTAGATATAACAGTACGACATTTTCATCAATAACAACTATAGCGATTGATATTGCAGATAAAAATAGTAATAGTGTATCAAATTTTCTTGATACATGGAATGATTCTAATAGTGAAATTGACGGAGTATTAGAAATAAAGTCAAATGATAATAGTGATACCACATTATCAATATTTCAAGTTACTGGTGTATCAAATAATTCAGGTTGGTTTTCAATTACTGTGCAGAATGGCACTGGAACCATACCATCAGACCTTGAAACATGTGTAATAAACTTTATAAGAACAGGAGATAAAGGTGCAAAGGGTGAGGTTGGACCTCAAGGTTTAGGTGGTGTAAGTTTTGAGTATAAGTTTAATGGCACAACTATAATTGACTCTGATCCTGGCAATGGTAAGATCATAATGAATAATTCGAGTGTGTCTAGCACAACTCAAATATACATTGATGATGTTGAAGGTGGGTCTACAAATACAAATATTGAAACTTTTCTCCGAACTATTGATGACTCTAATAGCACAGTTAGAGGTCATTTACGAGTTACAGATAAATTTAATGGAAATAAATTTGTATTATTTTCGATAACTGGATCAAGTGTTGAAGCATCTGGTTATCATAAAATAAATGTAACACATGTAACTGGTGATGTTGCTGGTAGTGGTAATTTTGCAAACAATGATGATTTAGTTCTCACATTTGCGAGGACAGGAGATAAGGGGCAGAAGGGAGAAATAAATGTATTTGAGATTGAAATTCAAGATGGTGACAATACAGATGAAGAAAAATTAGTTTTAACAGGTCCGTCAAGTTCTGATGAGGTTGTTTTTGAGGCAGGTACAGGATTAAGTATTGCGAGAAGTGGGGATAAAATTACATATACAAATACTGTAATCAATACACAATTATCCACAGAGCAAGTTCAGGATATTGTTGGTAATATGTTCTCGAATAACACAGAGACAAGAATATCGGCAACTTATGAAGATTCAGATGGAACTATTGATTTAGTTGTTGATGATATGACATCTGATAATAATACAACTTATGGTATCTCTGCTGCAGATGGTGATAATAGTGATGAAGAGAAGATAGTATTGACAGGAACGAATCCATCCACAACGGATGATGTTGTGCTTGAAGCAGGAACGGGATTAAGCATAGCGAGAACTGGAGATAAGATTACATTTACCAATACTGATACTGGTTCGGGTACTCCTTCTTTAACTACAGAGGAAGTTCAGGATATAGTTGGTGGTATGGTTTCTGGTAATACTGAAACTCGTGTCAACGTTTCTTATAATGATGCTGCAGGTAAATTAAACTTTGTTGTTGATGATATGACTTCAGACAACAACACTGAATACTTATTAAAGTCATTACAAAATTCTGGATCAAATCAAAATCCCTTATTAACTCTGCAGACTACAGGAGGATCAAACGCAGATACAGTTGAATTAGCGGGTTCTGACGGTATTACTGTTAATAGGACTAATGATGGTAAGATAACATTTGGTGGTGCTGCTGTTGGTGGATCAAATACAGTTCTCACAAGACAAGATAGTGGTGATGCTGTGCATCCAATTGTGTATGTGGATTCTACCACTGATAATACACTAAAAACTTTAAAGACTGAAAATCAGGCTAATAGGTTAGCATACAATCCATCTGGTAATCTACTTTACTCATACATTACACAAGTACATCAATTAAAAACATTTAACAGTGCTGATGTAGGTAATGCTGGACAAGTATTAGTATCTGGTGGAGGAAGTGCTGGATGGTCATGGACTGATGCCTCAAACGTTGGTGGTTCTGTTGACAATTATGTTGATAGTCTTTCATTCAATGGTAGTACACTTACTGTAGGTAGAACTGGTAGCCTATCTGATCTAACAATTAATATATCAAGTGTTAATACAAATGATAATACAACTTATGGATTATCAGTAGCGAGTGGAGCTGCATCAAACCAAGAGAATATAAGATTAACAGGATCAAATCCAAATTCAACTGATGATATAATATTAGAGGTTGGTACTGGATTAAGTATTGCGAAAAGTGGAGATAAAATTACATTAACAAATACTGATACAGGATCAAGTGTTCAAGGAGTGCCGACTGGTACGATTGCAATGTATGGTTCATCATCTGCTCCTACTGGTTGGTTACTATGTGATGGTCAATCAACAAGTGGATATGCTGCTTTAGCAGCGATTGTCGGTAGCACTGTTCCTGATTTAAGAAGTCGTTTCGTTGTTGGTGCTGGTAGTGGATACTCAGTTGGAATGACAGGTGGTGCAAATTCAGTTACATTGACCGTAAACACTATGCCTTCTCATAGTCACAGTACAAATAATCATAGTCACTCATTCTCTGCAACCACTGGTAATCCAAATACAACACTTACTGGTACTGCTACATACATTGCTGAAACATGGGGAAGTGCTGGTAGTGCATCAGGTATTTTTGGACGTAATGGTGGATATAGTAACTACTACACGCCATCTCGTGTTGATAGTAGTCCAACTGGTCAGTTAACTATAAATGCAACACACACTCATGATTTTAGTGGAAATACTGGTGATGCAAATCCTAATACAAATAATGATGGTGGAGGGCAAGGACATGAAAACAGACCTCCTTATTATGCATTGACGTTTATAATTAAAACTTGATTGACAATAGTGAAAAACTATACTAAAATAGTTTTATGAATGAATTAATACAAATTATTAAATTAATTGAACCTGATGAAGTTGATGAATTAAATAAACATATTGATTCGTTGAATTTTACTCGTAATTCAGTTTTTAGTGATAAAGGTGATACTTCTATAGTTGATTCGATTAGAACTAGCACTGGCACTTCATTAGATGATAATCATGAAATAACACAAAAATTTCATGCAAAGATAAATAAGGGATTAGATGAATATAAACGTAGAGTAGAGAAAATACATTATAATTTTTCTTACTATCCTATACCTGGTGGTGAAAGAACAAGGTCATGGAGAGAGGGTATACAAATATTACAATATGAAAAGACACAAGAATATAAATTTCATCACGATGCAGCACAGAGAAGAGAACAAGAGGAGTATCATCGTAAAATATCTGTTATAACATACTTAACTGAAGATTTTAAGGGTGGTGGAACTGCCTTCCCACACGCTACATATAAACCAAAATCAGGATATGCATTGATTTTCCCATCTAATTGGTGTTATCCTCATGCAGGGGAACCAGTTGAAGATGGAGTTAAGAGAGTGGCAGTTACATGGTATTATGTAGAGCAAACTTGACCAATTGCATACATATGATATAATAGGTTATTCATATACAGACATGGACGACTTTGTATTAACTGTAGAGATTGATTTATGCTCTCGTACATTTTCCCTTCTAAGTGAGAATGGTGATAACAGAAAGATAAAATGTGAGACACCAGAGGAGTTTATGAGGGTGTTGAGAGTATGCGATCAATTATTACCACCAGAAGATATAACTTACAAAGAATTAGCAACTCAGAAAGATAAGTAATCAACTAGAAAGCTAAATAGACCTAGTATTGTATGGTCTTGCCATCAAATTATAGTAGATAAAAAAGATGCCTCTTAATAAGCTAGAGAATTTCATTAAGAATGCAGAGGGTCGCATTCTTTATGTAAATCCAAATGATCTTGATTCGACAGATGGAATAGAAAATCAAGGCAATTCATTAACTAAACCCTTCAAGACAATTCAGAGAGCACTTATTGAAGCTGCTAGATTTTCTTATCTGAAAGGTGAAGATAATGATTTTGTTGAGAGAACGACTATATTACTATTTCCTGGCGAACATATTGTAGATAATAGACCTGGTTTTGGTATTAAATCTGAAGGTGGACAAGCAAAGGCAATTAGTCCAAGTGGTGCATCGACTGGAGCATTAGAAACATTATCATTGACATTAGACTCTAATTTTGATTTAACGCAAGAAGATAATATACTTTACAAATTTAATAGTGTTAATGGTGGTGTTGTTGTACCTAGAGGAACATCTATTGTTGGACTTGATTTAAGAAAAACAAAAATTAGACCAAAGTATGTTCCTAATCCCACAGATGATAACGTAAAACAATCTGCAATATTCAGAATTACAGGTGCATGTTATTTCTGGCAATTCACAATGTTTGATGGGGATGAATTTACAACAGTATATACAGACCCTACTGACTTTTCATCTGATAATCGTAGTAAACCAATATTCTCACACCATAAACTAACTTGTTTTGAATATGCAGATGGTATCACAAGACTTGATCAATTCAGTGATTTAACGGATTTAGATATTTACTATAGTAAATTATCAAACGCATACAACAAGGCAGCAGCCAATAGAGAAATAACACAAAAATATCCAGCAGCACCCAAAGGTTTTGCACCTCAAAAACCAGAGTTTGAGATTGTCGGAGCTTTTGCAACTGACCCTATTAATATTACATCAATCGAATCTGGTGATGGTGCTGTGCCTGGTCCAGTCGTTACAGTGGTCACAGCTATACCACATAATTTATCTGGAGGAACACCAATTAAAGTTCGTGGTGTAAATTCACCAGACTATAATATTTCGACAAAGGTAGCAGCAGTTATAAATGATACTACATTTACATATCTATTGCCTATTGTTCAAGCTAATTTACCTGCTGGAGTTGCAGGTGGATTAAGTGCAGCAGGTGCACAAGTATTAGTTGAAACTGACACAGTAACAGGTGCGTCACCTTATATCTTCAATATATCACTACGTTCAGTGTTTGGTATGCAAGGTATGCATGCAGATGGAAAGAAGGCAACTGGATTTAGATCAATGGTCGTTGCCCAGTTTACTGCTGTATCTTTACAGAAAGATGACAGAGCATTTGTTAAGTACAATCAAAATAGTCGTAGATATGAAGGAATAATATTTTCTAAACAAACTGGTGAGAGATTGTCAGCAGAGGCATCATCAACAAATGCAACAACTGTTTATCATTTAGATCAAGAAGCAAATTATAGAAAGGGTTGGAGAACAAGTCATATTAAAGTCAGCAATGATTCAGTTGTCCAGATTGTATCAGTATTTGCAATCGGATTCCATAGTCATTTCAATATGATAAACGGTGCTGACGCATCAATCACTAACTCTAACTCTAACTTTGGTACATTCGCTCTTGCTGCTGAAGGATTCAAGAAAGATGCATTTGACAAAGATGATAAAGGTTTTATCACCTCTATCATTACTCCACGTTCAGTTAATACTGTAGATAGGAAGATTGATTATCTACAACTAAGACATGCAGGGGGATTCTTAAATTACCCAACTAATTTAACAAAATTATATCTTGAGGGTCAAGAGAGTATCACAGAACCACCATTAAATATAGTTCAAGGTTTTAGAATTGGTGCAAAAGTTGGAGAGACTATTAATATTGATAAAGGTGGCACAACATATACAGCGACTGTTGTTATGCAACAACCTAGTGGTGTTGCAACTGAGACATCAGAGAAAAAATTTGAGGCAACTCATTCAGATGTAAATGCTTCTAGAAAAAACATATTCTCAACAGTCGGTGCACACAGTTTATCAAACGGTGAATCGATTAGAATATTTGCAGATAATGGTAATTTACCAGAGAATATTGATCCTAATACAGTTTATTTTGCAATTACTACTGCTGGTGATAGTAGTCTAGCAGCGAATGAAATCAAGGTTGCATCATCTAAAACCAATGCAAGTTTGGATACTCCAGTTCCAATTAATACAATCGCATCACCTTTAGATAAGTTTAATATTGTAAGTAGGGTATCTGATAAAGCACCTAATGATCCTGGTCATCCACTTCAATATGATGACACAAACAATAATTGGTTCTTACAAACTCTTGCTGCTGGAAATACAATTATCCCTGCAATCGCTGCTGGAACAATTGACAACTTAGATATCTCATATATTAACAGGAGAGATGATAATCGTGGATTAGATGAGAAGATATACAAATTAAGATACCTTGTACCTAAAGAACTTGTTAATGCGAAAGATCCAACAGATGGATTTATCTTACAGGACTCAAGTTCTACCAACGTGGTTTCAGATGCTGAATTTACAAAGAATGAGATCAACACATCAAACTATGATTTTGATAGAAACACTAGATTCATAGCACAGGCAAGTTTCACCAGTGGTCCTCCTGCTAGAGTCACTCTTCGTTCTGATAAAGTTCATAATGTAAATGTTGGTGATCAGGTTGTTGTTAGAAATATAAAATGTTCTAATAATCCAAATGGTGTAGATAACAAAGGTTATAATGGAACATTTTTAGTTACTGATGTTGTAAATCGTAGAGAGTTTAAGTATTCTAATATTGATACAGACGGTGTTCCACATTCACCTGGTACTTTTGTAAATACGACACATACAAGAAATAATCAATTACCTAGATTTGATCGTAATGATAACAAAGCAAATCTTTTTGTATATCGAACTGAAGTTGTAAGTCCTTATATTCAAGGAGTGCAAGATGGTATCTATCATTTATTTGTATTGAACTCAAACAATCAGATGTTAGATTCATCTGGTCAGTTTAGTGAAGATAAATTTAATCAAAATATTGTTAACTTATATCCAGAGTATGATCGTGACAATGTGGACGATAATCCACCTGAAGCAACATCTCATGCAAAGAACTCACCAATTGGTGAGGTGGTGACTAATGATCTTAAGAAAAGTATCACAAGAGAAACTGTAAACAATTTCTTACAGACATTTGATATTACTGACACTATTTCTACAGTTACAGATAATACCACAACTGCAACTCTCATATTCAATGAGGAGCATAGTTACAATGCTCTAAAGAATTTCACTGGCACACTTACTGGTGGTAGTGGTCATACAAATGGCACATACTTTAACATCAAACTGTTTAGTGATTCTAATCAACCAGCGACTGCAACTTGGAAGGGTGCGACTGCTGACTTAACTGTAAGTGGTAATGCAGTTGTTCTTACTGATTTTAAGATTAATCAAGGTGGTTCAGCATATTCAAACGGAGATCAATTATATTTTGACAGTTCTGATGTAGCAACAGGTGGTATTGCAGGTTCACCAAGTGCGAATATTACGATTAACACTGCTGATATATCTGTAGCAACAGATCATTATGTTCAAGTTACTGGTATTACAACTGGAACTGATGCATACTATCGTATTCATTCAATCGATAATACAAAGCAAATCAAGGTTAAGAAAACTGCTGGTGACAAAATTCTAGAGGGTCAGCAAGTTATTGACTTGGGACCTGTTGGTTCTATCTCAGGAACACCATCATTCACTGGAGGAGTTACAACATTTACAACGACAAAGGCACATGGTTTAGTTGTTGGTAATTCATTCCGAGTCTTGAATAGTAGTGATGCAAATCTTGGAGATTTTGTTGTTAAATCTGTTTCAACTGAAAAAATATTTACTGCGACTACAACCTCTGCATTGACATCACCTGCATTTATTCTTAAGCATGGTTTATCCGCAAACAATGCATTGTCTGGTGCGGGTGGAGAGAACATAGGAGCAAGAGGATTATCTGTCTTTGATCATGACACATTAATAGCAACAGAAGAAGTAACCTCAAATAAATCCTCATTTAGTGTATCATTATTTGATGGTAGCACAACAGTTGGTCAAATCTTAGGTAGATTCCCACTTGGTTCTTACATTCAGATTGATAATGAGATCATGCGTGTCTCAAAGAACTCCTTATCATCTGGTAAAATTACTGTAATAAGGGGTGCTTTGGGTACGATTACAGTCACTCACCCTGTTAACTCACTTATCAAGAAAATAAAACCACTTGCAATAGAGTTAAGAAGACCATCTATATTAAGAGCATCAGGTCATACATTTGAGTATGTTGGTTATGGACCAGGTAACTATTCAACTGCACTTCCACAATTACAAAATAGAACATTATCAGAGAGAGAAGAGTTCTTATCACAAGCACAAGAGACATCTTGTGGTAACGTAGTTTACACTGGTATGAATGACAAAGGTGACTTCTATATTGGAAACACCAAGATTGCATCTGCAAGTGGACAGCAAACTACATTTGATATTCCGATTCCTACTATCACTGGTGAGGATCCAAATCGACTAAGTATCGTTGCAGATGAAGTAATCGTTAAAGAGAGACTATTAGTCGAAGGTGGACAATCAAAGACAATCTTATCTCAGTTTGATGGTCCTGTCACATTCAATCAGGATGTGGTAATGAATGATGATTTAGTTGTAGTTGATGCAACTTCATTAAAGGGTAATGTCACGATTGGTGGTGTGACAGAGATTAGAAATGATGTCAAAATAAAGGCAGATAACGCAGAGTTTGCAATACAAAACGCTGGTGGTACTGATAAATTTACAATTGATACTGATAATGGTAATACTATTATTGAAGGTAATCTAACAGTTAATGGCAATGTAATTGGTGACACTGCAACTAATCTTTCTGGATTTAATAATGTTACTGCAACTGCTTTCTTTGGTGATGGTGCAGGATTAACAAATACTGGTGCAACATTATCATCATCGGGAACGGATGGTGACGAACAGAGAGTTGTTTTGACCCACCAAACATCAGGAACAATGACAAAGGGAACGACTGATGTTGATCTAACATTTGTTTCTTCCTCTAATACACTTAAAGCCACAAACATTGTTGGTGCTTTAACTGGTAATGTAACTGGTAATGTAACTGGTGACTTGACAGGAACTGCTTTACTTGCAGAAAACATCGATATTCCTGGACAACGTATTCCATTTAACAGCACTGCTGCTACCACTACATCATCACCTAATTTACAGTTTATTAATCCGCTATTAACTGGTACAAATTTAGAAATTAAATTAAATAATGATAAGCGAATTAAATTTGGAACTAATGATGACATGGTAATACTTCATGATGGTACCAATGGAGGAATTACAAATGGCACAGGTAGTTTGACCATACAAGCTGAAGATGCTAATGGTAAGGGTGTTTTTGTTCAGTCAGGTTCTAATCATATCGCTAAATTTGAGAAGCATTCATCAACTGGTAAAGCAACATTTGAATTGCTATATGATGGTGCTACTAGAATTAAAAGTGAAGCGACTAGAACTGAAGTAAAAAATGGTGATTTAGCAGTCATTGGACATGATCTAATCGCATTTGCATCATCTGACAGAAACTTAAAAGATAATATTACTATTATACCTAATGCACTTGATAAAGTTAACGCAATTAGTGGTAACACATTTACTTGGAAGGATCCATCCAAGAAAGAAATCGGACCTGAAATAGGTGCAGAAGACGTTGGTGTTATCGCACAAGAGGTTGAAGCACTTGGTTTACCAGGTATTACAACCACAAGAGATGATGGAACATTGGCAGTTCGTTATGAAAGATTAGTTCCTATACTTATTGAAGCTATAAAAGAACTATCTGTCAAAGTTACTGCACTTGAGGGTTCATAAATAACTAAAAAAAATACTGATGGCGAATATTAAAAAGAGTTTCAATTTTAGGAATGGTGTTCAGGTAGATGAAGATAACCTGTTGGTGACTTCGACTGGATTGGTTGCAATAGGTAAGACTGTTCCTACTGAAGCACTTGACGTTATCGGAAATGTAATTATATCTGGTGTAACGAGTTCCGTATTTTCGCAGACAGGTGTTCTTACTGTAACATCACTAGAACCTACTACTATTATTGGAGCAGGTGTTAGTGTTGTGAGTGGTGTTGTCACATCAAATAGTGGTTCTGGAATAGTAACTTATTATGGTGATGCAAGATTTTTACAAGGTATGCCAACTTCACAGTGGCAAGACACAAATGCAGGATTTGGTGTAAGTAGTATTTACAACACAGGAGGCACAGTTGGTATCGCAACTACAAATCCTCAATCAACCCTCCAAGTTGGTAATGATCCTTTCTCTTCAGGAATAGGTGTTGGTATTGCATCTGCTGGTAATATTAGAGCATCTGGCACAATCACTGCAACAACACTTGTAGGTGCTGTTACAGGAAATGTTACAGGCGATATCACAGGAAATATTACTGGTGATGTTACAGGTAATCTTACTGGTCTAGTTAATTCTGCTGGTATCTCTACGTTTGCTGGTATCAACGCTACAGGTCGTATCGTTGGTGCAGCGGTAAGTAATGTCATTCCTTTCTTCTATTCTAATTTTAGTGATTTACCATCCCCTGTCACATATCATGGTGCATTTGCTCATGTTCATTCTACGGGTAGAGGATACTATGCTCATGGAGGAGCATGGATTGAATTAGTTAATAAAAATACTAGTGGAAATGTTATACTCGATAAGGATTTAGATGTTGATGGACATACTGAATTAGATAATGTAAATATTGCTGGCGTGACTACATTTGCAAGTAATATCGATGCTAATGCTGATATTGATGTCAATGGAGATATTGATGTAACAGGGGGTATTACTGCAACAGGAGTAATTTCAGGGCAACAGGTTTCAGGCACGGTTAGTGTGAATACTGCTGCTCTAAATGCAACAAACGGAACATTTGCAAGCACTGGTTCATTATCTGCACAGGGTGGAATATCAGTTAAAGATCTAAGAATAGCAACTGGATCTAATCGTACTTTGATTACAACTCCTGTAGGTGTTGCTACTGTTACAATAAGTGGAGGTGATCTTAAATTACAAGATAAAATATTCATTGATGGTACAAATCCAGAATTAAGGTCTGAAGGTAATATAACACTAAGTCAGAAAGGTAGTAACTTAGCAAAGATAGGTGTTGGAACAATATCACCTGAGAATGATATTCAAGTAAGAAGATTTACAGGTAATGCAGAAATACAGGTTACAGCAGATAGTGGTGCTGCGGGAATCACAGTTGGTAGAGAACCAGCGACTGCAAATACAAATAATGCCGAATTTAGATATGGTTTGGTATCTACAGGTTCACCAAATAGTTCAGCACAGTCACTTGATATAATCAATTATGGAACTGATAACTTTAATTATTTCTTAAGTGCTGCTAATCCTGGTGCTGTGGATGGAGACTTCCAATGGCATAGGGGATTTAATTCTGCTACATTAATGACTCTTACAGGGATTGGTGGATCACTTGGTATTGGTATTACAAATCCCACCACTAAACTAGAGGTTGATGGTGGAGCAAAGTTTAGTGGTGCTGTTGAGATAACTAATACTTTAACTTTGGGTGTTCCGTTAAATTCTAACGTTGTTGGTAATGTAACAGGTAATTTAACAGGAGATGTTACAGGAAATATTAATTCAACAGCGGGATTATCTACAACAAGAAATTTCTTTGTAAGTCAAGGACTTGGGATAGGTGTTACAGATTCAGGTAATAAAGTTAATATAGGTTCAACTTTAGATAATCGTATTTTTATCAACAATGATAGTCAAATAGGTATCAAAACTGACATAATATCTGACACTAATGTGGTTGTCGAGATTTTAGGAAATGTGAGACTTAAAAAAGCTGTATCAGTTGGTGATACAACTAGATCAGCGGTTGATTTTTCTGATGCAGTCAATATAACAAATGAGGGTGAGACTGGATTACCATTTAATAGATCACAACTTGCTTACATGATACCTCCAAGAGTAGACAATGCTCAAAGAAATCTACTTCGTGATGCACATACAAATTCAGCAACACTTCTTTCAGGTGCTATGATATTTAACACTGATATAAATAAATTACAAGTTTACAATGGAACTTCTTGGGAAACAGTTACTAGTAGCTAATGGTCGTTAAAAATTCGGGTAGTTCTCTCTCATTTGGAGAAATTGAAAATGAATTTGGTCAAAATCCTGGCAGAAGTTTAGGGAGGTATCGTAGTACCCATCCCGACTTTGAAAATGAAGATCTAACACCTTTTGGTGGTGAATTGACTAATCTACCACTTGATACTGGTATTCCAACAAGCGGTGAAATTAAATTTAGTGATTTTTACGGTAAGAGATTAAATATTGTTGTTGATTTACATTCAACTGGTAATACTAATTTTAATCACAATGCCTATACGAATAGATTTGCAAACGGAAATTACAGAATAGTAGGAGATTATAGAACTTCAGTTACTAAAAATACGTGGCAGGGTGGCAAGAAGGTAATAATACACATTAATAAGCAATTTGGATCTCAAGGAGCATCAAATATAAATGACGTTGCTCTTGAAATGGGCAATATAAGCGATTCAATTAGTAACGCTTGGCCAACAGCAACTACATTTGCGATTGATGTTGGTAGTAGTGGTCTTGTAGGTGGTAAAGGTGGTAATGGTGGAAGTAGTGGAAATGAAGAAACAGTAGGAGAAAATGGTGGTAATGGCACAAGTGGTATGAAAATACATTCAGGTTTTCAAGACGAGATCACTGGCGAGTCAAGAATATTTGGCGGTGGCGGTGGCGGTGGAAGTGGTTCTGGAGCTGAGCAAAATGACTGGGGAGATAGAAACTCTGCTTCTGGTGGTCGTGGAGGTGGTGGTGCAGGTTTGCCAGGTGGAGAAGGTGGTAATGGAAATGCAAATGAAGATGGAACTGCAAACGCAGGGGGAGATGGTATAAATGGTAATAATGATGCAGAAGCAGTAGGTGGTAATGGTGGTAACGGAGGAGGAAGAAATCAAGCGGGTCAAAATGCGAGTGGTGGAGGAAGTAGAGAGGGTGCTAATGGAAACGGTGGACCTGCTGGTAATCAATATACTTTTTATTGAGCAAATTCATACCATCCTGTAGCGATATATTTGGTTTCTGTATGACTCACTTGACCTTTATGCATGTGTGTCCAGTATGATGGCCACATGACTAAACGACCTTGTACAGCATTTATACCCATTTTATAAGATGGAAATAAAGTTCCCCCATCTTGCAAAGTATTTAAGTAAATCATCCAGACGAGAACTCGTTTAGATGATATTTTATCTGTGACTTCACAGTGAGTTTTATAAAACCCATCACTGGGATTGTATTTTTGTATGTTGTAAGATGATGTGCACTTCCAAGGTGGTATATTATTAATATCAGGATATTCTTTTTTGTATTCCTTAATAAAATTATGCAAACAAGATGATATTAATTTGCTAGTTATAGTTTTATCATCAAAATTATGATTTATATCAATAGATTTTTTGACATTTAATTTAATTTCATGATTACCAACTCTTCCATCAATTTGATTTTCTTTATTATTCTCAAAGTCAAAAATTATTTTATTACATTTATTCTGATCAAGAGCATTATCAAATATTGAAATAAAAAGTGGATTATCAATCATCTTTTACTTTCTTTTATTCCAAAAAATGAAGTAATAGCATATCTTCCATATCCATCATAATAATCTGAATCTTCAATTTTTACCCTCCTAACTCCATGCTCTACCCAACCTGGAAAGATTATTAAAGAATTATTTTCGCATGGTAAGTTCATTTTATATTTTGGAAACTGTAAATCACCACCCTTGAATTTTTTTGGTTCTTTATAAAAATATGAAAATGCTAAAAACTGAAATGGTGAGTCTGTATGTGGGTCATAATATTCGTCATTATGATAATATCTGACCTTTGTTACATCCCAATTAGTTTGATTTGCTAGACTTACACAATCATGAATCTCTGAAAAAGTATCTAAAACACCACAATTAAATATTTTTCGATTCATTGTAAGAATATTAGATATATTTCTAAAATTAGTTTTTTCTTTTTCATTTGTTTTATCAAGATATATGTCATCAAGTAGAAGTGCTTTTGCGTTTGTCCTATCAACGACTCCACCATATTTTTTTGCATCAAGAAGTTTATTTGGTGCAGTATAAAAATCTAACTCCTTCCAAATTAAGTTAAGTTCTGCTTCATTGTAGAAATTATAAACGATCATCATGGGAAATGGATCGCAATATAACTCTGCTTCTAATTGTTCTTTCATAATTGATTACTTTGTATCCATGCCCATGAGGTAACTAGATATTTGTCACCATCTATTGGTGGATTTCCTCTATGTACATGAGTATATTGACATGGAAATATCAAAACATCTCCAGCTGATGCTACTTCTCTCTTATTTTGATAAAGAAATTCAGTTTCACCACCATCAAAATCATCGTTGAGATAAACTTGTATCACAAAAGTTCTACGAGCATCACTAACAGTGCCATTTTCATAGTGCCATGTATGAAAACCTCCACCACATTTAATTTTTTTAATCTTACAATCATGTATAAGAAATTTTCTCAATCCAAGTATAGGGAATCGCTTTAAGTATTTGTCAATGCAAGGTTGTAGTTTAGGAAATATTTTATTACAAATTGAAGATGCGGTAGGGAGAGTGATACCATCATCCGATAGTACGTTGATTGCATCTTGATCTTGAAATGGTCGATTTGTAAGTTCTTGCTCAAATAAGATGCAATTTTCATCAAAAAAATCAATATGTTTAATTATGTCTCTACACTCATCCCTTGTAAATATTTTTTCATATCTTATAATAAAATCAGTAATGCGTTCGTTTTCGTTAACTGTCATGATAAATCTCAATAACAATATTATATCATATATATCCCAGTTGTCAAAAAGTAGTTTTTATGTTATATTATCAAAATGATTAAGATTGCTATTGTTGGTGCTGGTAATGCTGGTTGTGTGACAGCGTTGCACTTCCAAAAATATTTGTCAGAGAAAACAGATAAATTTGAGATAGACATTTACCATAGTCCGCATTATCATCCGATAGAAAAGGTGGGTCAAGGCACTACCATTCAAATTCCAAAATTAATTTCATCAGTTTTAGATATAAACTGGTATCATAATCCAATCGGTGCTACTATAAAGACAGGTATATTATACGAGAATTGGGGTAAGAAAAATGATAAAATATTTCATTCATTTGAAATCCCCAATGCATCTATGCACTTTGTACCTAAAAAATTATCAGAATGTGTGATTGAATCTAAATTATTCAATGTCATTGAAAAAGTTATAAATGAAGCAGAAGAAGATATAGATGCAGATATTATTTTTGATTGTCGAGGTAGGCATAATCGAGATCATAGTAAATATGATACATTAATCAATCCATTAAATAGTGTTCTCCTATCTGCAAAATATGAGAGAGATATTGATTTAATATACACTAGATGTGTGGCAACACCTAATGGATGGACTTTTGTTATCCCTAATCAAAATAGTGTTTCATATGGATATTTGTATAATAATCAGATAACAAAAAAAGAGGATGCTATAGATGATTTCACAACTAGATTTCACTTAGATTTTATCACTGATAGTCTTAATTTTGATAATTACATGGCAAAAAGTTTTTATAATGGTAGTAGAACTATTTTGCAGGGAAATATGTATGGATTTATAGAACCAATGGAGGCTACATCTGTTGCTTTTTATCAATATCTTTGTAGACAATCTTGGGACTTTATATTTGATATTCAGACATTTAATTATTGTAATGATAAAATAAGAACAAATATGAAACAATTAGAGACAATGATACTTTGGCACTACCAATATGGATCTAAGTATGATACACCCTTTTGGGATTACGCTAAATCTTTACCATTTAATCCTGATGATAAATTTTATGAAATGATAAGTAATGAAGAAAATGATCCTAAACTATATGGACAATGGAAGAAGTGGGATTTCGATAATTGGAAGTTAGGAGTAGAATGATGTTTACCATACCATTTTATCAATATAAAATAGAAAATTGGGATATTAAAAAACAACAATTGCTTAAAATATGTTCATCAATTAAATTTGAGAAACAGACAGATATTACAGCAGATAATTTATATACGGATCATGGAAACGATGGACGTTATAAAAATGATGTAGTGGATATATTAAAAGATGAAATTATTAAATTTTCTAACGAATCTAGTTATAAAAATTTGATGCTTACTGACGCATGGTTTCAACAATATTACCGAAGTCAATTTCATTCTCCTCACGATCATGGTGCCATTGGATATAGTTCTGTGACTTACATAAAGTTTGATAAACAAGTGCATCAACCAACAAATTTCATTGCACCATTTTCTGATCCTAATGGTGATAAAATCGAATTTGTTCCAGATGTAGATGAAGGACAAATTATATTTTTTCCATCAACTATCACTCATTATGTGTTACCGACTAAAACAAATAAAAAAAGAGTTATATTATCTTTTAATCTTAAAAGTGCGGGTTGAATTATGAAAAAATATACATACCTTTGGTATGGTTGTTCGAGAAGCTGTAGATATTTTTTAAGACCCGACTTGCAAGAGGAGGGTTTTTGTGTTATAATGGGGAGAAAGTATGAGGTATGAATGGTCGATTGCAAGTATATACAAGAC